CTACGGGAAAGAGGTGGCCGGGATGCCGGAAACCTGGCTACTGGACGAGATCCGGGAGGCCTCGTGACCAACCCCGCTTACCCGATCAAGTGCCGGATCATCCGCAATGAGGATGGCGACCCGACAAGGATCGATATCTTCGACGACATCGGGTCGGTCGACTGGAACGGCAACGGCCTGACCGCCAAGGGCTTCGCCGCGCAGATGGGCAAGGTCAAGGGCGCTATCGAGGTGCATATCAACTCCGGCGGCGGGGACGTGTTCGACGGCATCGCGATCGGCAACGCGATCCGCAAGCACAAAGGCGCCGTGACCACCGTCGTGGACGGCATCGCCGCCTCGATCGCGTCGGTGATCGCGCAGGCCGGCCAGGACCGGGTGATGCAGCCCGGCTCGATGATGATGATCCACGACGCGTCGACGCTGTGCTGGGGCGACGAGGCCGAGATGGTCAAGACCGCCGCCGTCCTCAGCAAGAACAGCGACAACATCGCGCAGATCTACGCCGAGCGTTCCGGCGGCACCCCCGCGCAGTGGCGCGACATCATGAAACAGGAAACCTGGTACACCGCCGATGAGGCCGTGGCCGCAGGGCTGGCCGACCGGGTGGGCGACGGGGACGCGGAACTGCCCGCGGGCATGGACATCGCCGCGTTCTCCGCGGTGCCGGGACGGATCGCCGCGAGGCTGCGGACGATGCCGCAGGCGCAGGCGAAGGGGCCGGTCATCGTCGGCGCCGACGGCAATCACGCGCCCATGACGGGCAGCCACGCACACGGACACCCCGCTTACAACTCGCAAGGCGGCGACGCGAGCCATAGTCACGATCACAGCCACGGCGGAACAGACGGACCCGACGCCAACCACCGCCACTCTCACGCTGCTGCCGATGGCGACGGCACCACGGACCACGCTGGCCACATCAGCGGCGAGATGGAGCCGGGTGCCTGCTGCTCGATGTGCGGCCCGGACTGCGCGTGCAGCGGCCAGCCGACCAACCGCCTGACCGACGCCGAGAAGTCCATGGCCGAGCAGCACGGCCACCCCGGGAGTCCCTGCGTGGACCCTGACGGCGACGGGGACTGTGATGCGGCGCCCGGAGGCGACACGGACCACGACTACTGGACTGCTGACGGCAAGCCGGTCAAGCCGCTGCCGAAGCAGTCCGCGGACCGGCTCGACGCTGACGCCATCTGGGACATCGTGCGCCAGATGCTCCGCGACGCCGCTGACGGGGTGGACAACAGCCCGTGGGACGGCCCGAAGGCCATGGCCAACGGCGCCGCGTCCGACGACCCCGCTGCGTTCTACGCCGGGATCTGCGCGGGCCAGAAGTCCGGCGACAAGTCCACCCAGGACGCGTGGGCTCTCCCGTACAAGTACCACCCCGGCGACGCGCCGAACGCGGCAGGAGTCAAGGCCGCCCTCGGCCGGCTGCCGCAGACCGAGGGCCTCACCAACGCCAGCGAGGCGAAGAGCAAGTTGCAGGGCCTCATGAAGAAGATCAACCCGGACTACGAAGCAGAAGACCGGGTGCCTATAGACCTCTCCGGGATTGACCTGGAGCAGCTCCGAAACGCCCTGAGAGGGGAATTTGCATGAAGGGACAGGTGGCAATCCCCGAGACCTCGGAAGAGCTCGAGGAGCTGCTTAACGATGACGCGAGGTTTACCGACCTCGTGGCTACCGGCCAGTTCGCGGACTTCACCAAGCAGTACATCGCCAAGTCGCTGGGGAACACCAAGGCTGAACTGGGCGCGCAGATGCGCGAGCAGCTCCAGTTGGGAACCCAGCAGGTGCTGCAGGACTGGGAAGCTCAGGGCATGCGCCCGAAGCCGGGTGCGGGGCAGGCGCTGAACGCCCGCGACACGCGGCGGGTCCACTCGATCGCCAACTCGCGGATGGCTGACGCTCAGTACCAGGTGGAGAAGCAGAAACTGTTCAACCCGGCCGCGATGGGCGCCTGTGTCGATGACGAGGACTACAGCCAGTCCCTCGGCGCGTTCATCCACGCGGTTTACGTGGGCGAGCACAAGGCCCAGAAGCGCGGCGACACCGAAGCCGTGGCTAAGTTCCAGGACTACAAGACGCGCCTCCACAACGCCCTTTCCGAAAGGATTCCGGCAGAGGGCGGTTTCTTGGTGCCCGAGGTTCTCCGTAGCGAGATCCTCATGGTGGCACTGGAAAAGGCCATCGTCCGGCCCCGCGCGCGCGTGATTCCCATGGACTCGCTGCGCGTCCCGCTCCCGGCGATCGATGACACCTCGCACTCCTCCAGCGTTTACGGTGGCGTGGTCGGATATTGGACCGAGGAGGGTGCGGCGCTCACCGCGTCGGCGCCGTCGTTCTCCAGGGTCGTGCTCGAGGCCAAGAAGCTGACCGCCTACACCACGATCCCGAATGAATTGCTCCAGGATTCCGTGACGCCATTGGACACCTGGTTTAATTCATTCTTCCCCACCGCGATTGCCTGGTTCGAGGACGTCGCGTTCATCGGCTCGGCCACCACGGGCACGGGCGTCGGGGAGCCGCAGGGCTTCCTCAACGCTCCGGCTGCGGTGAAGGTGACCGCATCTAACTCGGGTCACAAGATCGCGTTCATCGACATCGCCTCCGCCTACTCGCGGATGTGGCCGCAGTCGCTCAACACCGCAGTCTGGCTCTGCTCGCCCGACGTGCTCCTGCAGCTGATGCAGCTTGCGGTCGACCCGCAGCAGACGACGAGCGGCACCACGCAGACCATCGCGCCTCCCGGATGGCTCACCTCCTACCAGGCGATCGAGACCCCCGGTGGCGGCAATGGCGACGGGATCAGCTACCGGCTCATGGGCCGGCCGCTGATCGTCAGCGAGAAAATGCCGTCCTGCTCAAGCGGTAACACGACCACGGCGGGTTCGCTTACATTCGTCGACCTCGGGTTCTACCTCCTGGGGGATCGGCAGACTATGCAAGTGGCGAGTTCTGACCAGTACCTCTTTGCGAATGACCTAATGGCCTATCGCATCATAGAGCGACTGGAAGGTCGCTTTTGGTTGCAGAGTGCAATTACCCCCGAAAACGGCAGTACCAACACCCTTTCGCCCCTCGTCCTTATCGACACCACTTCCTAAGCGGTCTAGATAACCTTTCGATAAACCTCTGGAAAGGAGGGTTAGGCGATGATTTACGGCCAGGAAATGTCAGTATTCCCGGCTATTATTAATAGTGCACGGAGAAGTGCTAGCCTAACCCTTCTTTCGGGAGTTAACATGCCACGCGGAGGAAACAGTAAGCCTTGCCCGCCCGGATGCGGATGCAAAAGGCATACGGCTTCGACCCTATTCGCGGGGAGCGAGCCCTGTGCCGTGGGCTGCACGTGCGGTCACCACCCGTGGGGCATGCGGTCGCCAGAGGAGCAGCGGGAGATTGATCTCGCGGCCCAGAGGGAGCGGAACAAGCGCACCCAGGCGTCCCGGAGCCTTCGTAAGCACGGCCTGACGCCAGAGGACTTCGCTGAACTGTGGAAGGCCCAGGATGGTCGCTGCTATCTCTGCGAGCGCGAGTTGCCACGTGAGCGGAAGCAAGTCCACATCGATCACGACCACACCTGCTGCCCGCCGCGCAGCTCCTGCGATAAGTGCAGGCGAGGCCTAGCGTGCCAGGGGTGCAACACGGCAATCGGGTATGCAAATGACGACCCCGACCGCATGGAGATCATGGCCGCGAACCTGCGGCGGGTAAAGGCAGAAACGCGCCAGCGGATCCAGGAAGAACTACCGATCAATGTCAGGCGCATGGAGCGCCGGGAGGAGAGTGCGTTATGGCGCTCGGCGAGGGCCTGGGAAGGCTATTCGATGTCGAATCAAACATCAGCCGGAACGCGGGCAACGTAAAGTGCGTCAGCCTGAAGGACTACGGCGGCGTGACTTTTGTTTGTTGGGTTCCCGCTGGCGGCCAGGACACATTTATTGTGAAGGCGGCGACGGCAGCCGTTGCCAACTCCGGGTCTTTCACGGCGTTTAACCCGGTTTCCAGGTATTACAACAAAGCCCTGGACGACGGCACCACGGTCTGGACGGACTCCGGGGACCTGACGGCCAACCTCGGGACGTTCGTGGTCCTGTCGGGCCAGCTGGCGTTCTACGTGGGCGCTGACGATTTGCCGGCGGGTGACTCGTACGTGCAGGTCGTGCCGGGTACCAGCGGGATCGTGACCGCAATTATGCATGACCCGATCATTCAAAGGAACCCGAAATACTTGAGGGCTCCCAACGCCTAGGTCCCTGATCGTCCGGGCCTAGCACCGAAGGGAGTGCCATGCCGAAGATCCGCAACACCGGGACGCCGCCCACCACTGACGCGAACCCGATCACGAACCATCCGGCGACTCCGGCCGCCAGTGTGGACACGCATCCGTCGGACAAGCCGAAGGCCAGCTCGGGCGGCGGCGGAGTCTGACCGATGACCGCTGACCCGATCGCGGCGGAGGCCGTGTCGTCGCCGCTGCTGAGCGCGGGCTGGGACAGGCCCGTGCCCGGCGGCTGGCGTAACGCGCTGTACCGTCCTGACGCGCCGGGCGCGAAGCTGGACGGCGAGCCGTGGGCCAGGTCGTGGGCCACTTTCCTCGCTGCGATTAACGACCCGCGCGACTCGCGGGCGCGCACGGTCATCGCCAACGTGATGGGCGAGCGGGTTCCGTCCGAGGGCGGTTTTTTGGTCCCGGAATCACTGAGGTCGCAGGTGCTCAGCTACATGACGCCTGCGATCATGCGCCCGCGTGCCCAGGTGCTCCCGATGTCCTCGCTGAGGCTCCCGGTGCCCATCCTGGACAACCCGAGCCAGGCGGCCAGCACGCAGGCGCTGGGGGGGCTTACGTTCAGCTTCACCGAGGAGGGGGCGGCGATTGCGTCGACCACTCCCGCGTTCGGGCGCCTGGTGCTAGAGGCCCGCAAGTTGGCCGCTCTCGCCGCGGTCCCGAACGAGCTGGCCGACGACGCGGGCGGTGCGTTCGGCGATTTCCTAGCCAGGGTGATCGCGCTTGGCCTTTCGTGGGTGGAAGACGATTTCTTCCTGGGGTCGAACGGCACTGGCGTCGGCTGCCCGCAGTCGATCATGAACGCTCCCTGCGCGGTGGGGATCGACCGGAACACGAGCAACGACGTGCTGTTCGCTGACATCGTGGCGATGTTCAAGGCGCTGCACCCGGCATCGAAGCAGGCAGGACTGTCGCCGGGCGAGACGTCGGTCGCGTGGCTGCTGTCCGCGTCGGCGATGGATCAGCTGCTCGAGCTGTACTACAACGCCGGGGGCACCACGCCGATCTCGCCGTCGGGCTGGTTCACGATGGGCGACGGGGACAAGGTGGGGCCGTCCATGATGGGGCTTCCGGCGATCGTGACGGACCATCAGCCTGCGGTGGGCAGCACCGGGGATGTTGTCCTAGCGGATCTCCGGCACTACCTCATAGGCGACAGATTGACGATGACCGTGGAGCGGTCGCAGGAGAGCTCCGGGTTCATCACGGACATCTCGAACTTCCGCATCCGCAGCCGGGTTGACGGACGTTACTGGATCCAGTCAGCGAGCACCACAGAGGCGGGCCAGTCGGTATCGCCGGTCGTCGTGCTGGATACGCACACCTAACGGGAGGCATTTCAGATGACGGCTTTTGCGGCGTTGCAGGCCAGCCTTAGCGCGGTGACGCCACCGTCCAGCCCTGGCGAAACGGGCACGGTTATCGACCTTGGCGTGGCTCAGGACGCGATCCTGCTCTACGCGACCGTTTCCGGGAGCGGCGAAGTGCACGTCAGCTTCAGCGGCTCACTCGACAACAGCGTCTGGTACTCGATCGACGGAGGCCAGTTCGGCAACCTTAACGCCGGCCAGACGGTCGCGACAGTGCCGGGCTATCCGGCCCGCTACGTAGAGGCGATCTCGTTCACCGAATCGGGCAGTCCCGTCGTGACGGCCTCCGTGGCTGGGGCTGTTTGCTAGCGATGTCCCTGCTGTCATGCCTGCGCTGCGCGACGAAGTTCGCCGTCGGCCTGCTGCACTGCCCGCATTGCCTGTCTGAAGACTTCGAGGAGGATGGCGTGGGAAAGATCACCGTCGCCGGGGGTGCCTCGCTGCCGGACAAGACTCCCTCCGTGCCGCCCGCACCCGAGGCCCCGGCCGCCGAGGTCGTGACGGAACCGCCCGCGCCTGAGTCTGAGCCGTTCGTGCTAAAGGCCGACTTGCAGGACCAGGCCAGGGAACTCGGGCTGCCCGTCTCGGGCACCAAGGCGGAGCTGGCTGACGCTGTTGCCGCCGCGACTGAGGCTGAGCCGGCGCAGAAGGCTGCCCCGTCGCTGTCAGGCCCGGCTAAGAGCGGCTGAGGTAGCCGATGGCCCTGGAATACGTGACGCTCGTACTTGACCTGTACGACGGCCAGGGCCTCCCGATCGCGATTGTCTATCCGTGACGTCAGTCGCCGTTACCGTCCGCGCTGGCGCGGGCCTGCCGTTCCATCCGCCGGTATGCCGCATCGGACACGCCGTATCCCGCACGGCGCGCCTCCAGGTACGCGCGGCGCAGGTTGCGCCGGTACCTGAACCGACGGCGGAATGCAGTGATCACGCCACTATGACGCCCGCCGCCCGCTATCGGTTGACATGAGCCCATAGACACGGGCAAGCCTGCAGCTCCCGGCCTATAGATGCCGTTAATGTTAGCGATGCGAGAGGAGGGTGCCCGGTGAAGAACGCGCACGGGGTCACGCCGCGTCCGGAGCCTGGTGGCGGCGAGGAACCTGCGGGCCTCCGATATCACCGCACCGCCCGCGATGAGAAGGACGGGGATGCACGGCAGCCATGCGGTCATTCGGTCACTGTACGCGCCGGAGGTGCGTCCGGGTGAGTGACAGCCTCGTCATCAAGCCCGAGTTCCGGGCGGTACTGGCGCACCGCAAGGCGTCCTCCGGCTGCTGCGGCGCGAAGCTCAACCCCGGTGCGAGACCGGGGACTTTCACCTGCCGCGGGTGCGGCCAGCCCTGCGAGCGGGTCATGTCGGACCCGGAGGAGGTGACCGCTCATGGCTGACGGGCTGTCAACCACGGTGGCCAACGCCGCGCTGAACAACATCGTCGGGACCAATGCGAACAACATCCAGATGCATACCGGGGCGCCGGGGCCGGCGGGCACCTCGAACGTATCGAGCGTGACCACCCGGCCCGCGGTGACGTGGGCGTCGGCGTCAGCCGGGTCGGTGGCCGCTAATGGCACCAGCCCGGAGTGGACGTCATGGGCCGGTACGAACGGCGAGGCCGACACGGACATCTCGTTCTGGTCGGCGCCCTCGTCGGGAACGTTCGGGCTGAGCATGCAGCTGAACTCGCCGGTCACCATGGACACGGGCGATTCGCTCACGCTGACCTCGATCTCCATTACGCTCCCGACCGCGTCGTAAAGAACGGCTGGATCTGGCCGTGGGATTCGGGACGCCCTACCTGATCGGCACCAGCACGCCCGGGACCGCGCAGACGGAGACAATCAACGTCTCGACGGCGACGGGCCGCGGGGACGCAATCGTCGTGGCGTGCGCGAACTCCAGCTCGGCAGGGGCAGCCGTCTCCGGCGTCGCCGACTCGAAGGGCAACGTCTACACCGCGGCGATCGCCGCGGTGTCCAGCAACGAGTTCGGGCAGCCGTACACCAGCGGCGGCCAGAACGCGCTGACAACCTCCGACACCATCACGGCCACGTACTCCACCACGACAGGGGAGAAACTGCTCATGGCGGTCGGCGTCCCCGGCGCCTGCGGTGCCGCCGTGGATCAGGCCGCGTCGGCGCACGGCACGAGCACGTCCCCGTCGGTCACGTCGGGAGCGCTGGCCATCGCCGAGGAGATGGCGATCGGGATCATCCTGAACGCGCTCGCCGGCGGCGCACCCTCGGGCCTGGGGTCGTTCACGCTGATCGACAGCTTCCAGTCCGGCAGCAGCCCGGAGGCGACCATGGCCTACCTCCAGGTGTCGGCGACGACCGCCGTGACGTTCTCCGGGACGATCACGAGCACGACCTGGTGCGCGTTCGTCCTGACCATGACCGCTTCGGGGCGGCTCGCGGTCGCCTCGCAGGCCGTAAACCGCGCGTCTTTCTACTAAGGAGCACCGATGGCAGCACCCCGGACGTACCTGGTGCACAACAGCGCGATGGTGACCACCGCCGCGCCGGTCAAGCAGCCGACCGGGACCGCAGTCCGCACCATGATGCAGCTGGCCCCGTCAGCGAGCGTCGGGTTCATGAAGATCCACGAGTGGGGATTCTCGCTGGACTCCTACGCGATCGCCGGGGAGGTGGAACTGCTCGACGCCGGCCAGGTGTTCGCCACGATGAGCACCGCCTACGCGGTGGCCGACATCCAGCCGCACAACGACGCCGAGGGCGTGGCGAACACCTCGGGATCGACCGGGCTGCCGCTGAACCTGGGCACATCGCTGTCCGGGTTCGCTACCGCGTCGGTTACTGAGGGCTCGGTCTCTGCCGCGCGGATGAAAGACCTTCAGCTCAACCCGGCCGGGCCGTACGTCAAGCAGTGGCCGCTGGACCTGGAGCCGCAGATCATCGGCGGCAACGGCCTGCGCGTGCGGATGACGTTCGGGACCACGGTCAACGCCTACATTTACGCGATCGTCTCGTTCGGTTTCTGAGTTCCGCTAACCCGGTCAGGAGGGGCTGATGGCGAGACTGGGCCGGGCTCGCCCGGCTGGCACGTACCTGTTCCTGGGCCGCACCGCCCCGGATCAGGGCGGCGTCGCGCATACCGCCACGGCTGCTCTCACCGTCACCCCGTCGTTCTCCGCTGCCCGCACGCGGGGGAAGTACCGGACGGCAGCGCTGACGGTCGCCCCGTCGTTCAGTCCGGCCAGGGTCCGGGGCAAGTACCGTACTGCGGCGCTCACCGTCTCGCCGTCGTTCTCCGGTGCCCGCCTGCACGGACATGGGCGCACGGCGGCCCTGCTGGCGGTGCCCTCATTCAGCGCGGCCCGCACCGCCGGCCATGTCCGTGCAGGCGCCCTGGCGGTCCACCCGTCATTCAGCGTGGCCGCCAGCGGCGGCGCGGCACCGGCGGCACCCCCGGTCGGGTCATGGTGGGGCCTCCACTCGGTGTTCGAGCAGCAGCGCAGCGAGTTCGAGGCGTTCATCTCCTCGCCGCCGCTTGCCTGCCCGACCTGCGGCGAGCCGCTCCGCTACGCCCCGTCTACCGGTGGCGCATCGGGTATAGAGCGTTACTGTCCGTACGACGGATGGCGGTATCCCCAGGACTACATTCCCCCTTCGCGCCCGTGGCCGGGCACCGTCTAGCGCCCCCGTAAATCTTCCTGCGCCCTAGAACCGCAGGATTTACGGCCTACGGCACGTCTCGCGTGAGTTCTTCCTGTTAAGCGCTAGCATTACCACCGTGACCCCCGTTGCTGTAAGCACCTGCCGTGACGGCGGTTACTGCCTTGCTCCTCGTTGCCTCTGGTGCGGGTGAGAACCCGTGAGGCAGACGACCACGGCAGCCGGCCACACCAGCAAGCACGTAGGCACCTCCAAGCACACCAGCACCACCAAGCACACCCCGGCCAAGACACTGACCTCCAAGACGGCGGCCGGCAAGACGAAGGTGACCGCGGTCGCGCTCCCCGTCGTCGGCGCCAAGGCGGTCGGCCTGTCCCTCGGGGATGTGCAGTGCTGCGCTGCTGAGGCTCTCGCCGCCTCGCTGCGTCTTTCAGGACGCCCTGTAGCGGACGAGGACGTCCTGGCCCTCTACTGGCACACAGCTAGCGACGAGGATGCGGGAGCGTCCGTCATGGCCACGCTGGAGGCCGCGTGGAGGTTCGGGCTAGGAGGCGTCCGGCCCCGATGGAAGGAGCTGGATGGGACAGCGGACCTATCAGGGGCCCGGCCGGGAGAACTGGGCTATCCCGCTCGCCTGCGTACTGACCATCATCCTGATGGTCATCTGGGGAATCGCGATCTCCTGATCCTCCAGGTCGACCTGCCCGGCCCGCATGCCGTCCTTGCCACCCCTGACGGCTGGTGGTCCTGGGGAGAGCTGCACGACCCGTCGCAGTGGCCTGACGCGGTGGTCGAGGAAGCCTGGGCCATCGGGTGGCCCCAGTGACCATCTGGCGCCCCGCGTACTGCAACAGGGACGACGTTCAGCGGTCGCTTGACCTCAAGCCGGGACTCGACGTTGACGCTGCCCTGGACCGCGCCATGATGTCCGCCGCCGACAACATCGACGGTCAGTTTCATCGCGTGTACTTCCCGAGCGACGACACCCGCTGGTTTGACTGGCCATCGCAAGGCGGAAGCGGCGGGGGCCAGATGGCAGAACCTTGGCGTTTGTGGCTGAACGAGAACGACCTCACCGTCATGACGCAACTTGTCTCCGGTGGCGTGACGATCCCGCTGTCCGCGATCTTCCTTGAGCCGGTCAACAACCCTCAGAAGAACCGGCCCTTTTACAGCTACATCGAACTGGACCGCTCGCAAAGCTACTTCTTCGGGAACAATTCCCAGACCCCGCAGCACTCAATTTCCATCACCGGGACGTGGGGCTACGGCGCCACCGCCGACCCCGCCGGGAACCTGGCCGCCGCGGTTACCTCCAGCAGCCAGTCCGCCATCACGGTCACTGACGGCAGCCAGGCAGGGCCGGGCGACCTCATCGTCCTCGGCTACGGCCAGTCGACAGCCCCGTTCCCCTCGGCCTACGGCTATGCGGGAGCCATCGGCCCGTACACGGGCGAGCGCATCCTGATCACCGATGTGTCGACGGTGGCGACAGGGCTCACTCAGTCCGGCAGCGGCGTGACGACGGCCAGCAGCAGCGACCAGGCGCTGACCACCACGGGCAGCGGGGCGCTGAACGCCGGCGAGGTCATCGTCCTGGACCAGGAGGACATGCTGGTCGAGCAGGTCGTCGGCGGGATAGCCACCGTCCGGCGGGCATGGAACGGCACCACCCTGTCGGAGCATTCCGGGGCGACGGTGTATGCGTTCCGGACGTACTCGGTGCTGCGCGGCCAGCTCGGCACCACGGCGACCACGTTCTCGAGCGGCGCGGCTGTCTGCAAGCACCGCATCCCGCCCCTAGTGCACGACCTGGCCATCGCGGAGGCGGCCAACCAGGTGCTCCAGGAGGGCAGCGGGTACGCGCGGACAGTCGGCAGCGGGGAAAGCGCGCACCCGGCGCCGGGAATCTCGCTGATGGACAAGTGGGACGAGTGCAGGACCAGGCACGCCCGCAAAGCCCGGATCCGGGCGGTGTAGCGATGCCGACGAGCAAGGTCATCCTGTCGGGTCCGCTGTTCAATGGGCAGGCCGCCAATGCCGCCAAGGACTTCACGGACTCCATCCAGCATGAGCTAGCGCTGATCGCGCAGACCTGGATCAAGCTCGACACCGACCGCATGACCAAGAGCGGCAGCGACACAGGGCAGGCAGCCGAGGGCGTGAAGCTGTCCGGCGGCAACGGCCAATGGGTCATCAGCGGCGGGATCAGCAAAGGCAAGTACGCGTGGCCCTGGCTTGAGGGCACGTCCAAGCGCAACCAGAGCACCGGGTTCAAGGGCTATAAGACGTTCTCCCGCACGCGCGCCCGCATCCGCAAGCAGGCAACCCCGTTCGCTGAGTCCCGCCTGCAGGAGTACATCGGCCGCATGGGCGGCGGTGAGACCTGATGGCGAACTTCACCGCCGCGCAGGCCGCCGCGTTGTTCAACGACATCCAGTCCTACGCGCAGCAACTCGGCATCTTCCAGGGCGTGGACACCCACGACCCGTGGAACGCGCCCGGGAACCGGCTGTACTGCAGCATCAACCTCGGCGTGGCCCGGCTGCTCCCTACCGCGTCCGGGATGATCTCGGCCAGCGGCCAGGTGACGCTTACCGTCCGCGTCTGGTCCTCGGCACTCCAGAAGCCGCTTGACGACATCGACCCGGAAGTCCTCGCCGCGGCTTGCTCGCTCCTGGGTGCGCTCGCCGGCGGATTCACCCTCAATGAATCAGTCCGGAACATCGACATATTCGCGCTGGTGGCTCAGCCCGCATGGGTGGATTTCGAGGGCAAGCCATTCCGCGTGATCGAAATTGCGGTGCCCCTGGTAATTAACGACATGTTCAGCGAGGTGGCCTGAAATGGCAAAGACGACCGGCCTCGGGGACCAATTTGCTTTCGCTGGCTATCTCATCGGCGGCGATATCCAGCAGATCAGCCTCCATGGCGGGCCTGCCCTGCTCGACGTCACCGACATCACCCAGTCGAGCCACTCCCGCCTCGGCGGCCTGTTCGACGGCGGGATCTCGCTGACCGCGTTCAACGACCCTGCGGCCGGGGCCGAGCACGCCGCCTTCAGTCCGCTGACGAGGAACGACGTCCTGTGCACGTATTTCCGCGGCCAGGCGATCGGCAACCCGGCGTGGTCGATGCAGGCACGTCAGCTCAACTACGACTACACCCGCGCCGCCGACGGCATGCTGACCGAGAAAGTTGACGCCGACCTCGACCAGTACCAGGAGTGGGGAGTCCAGCTCACCCCTGGTGCCCGCACTGACACGGCGGCGACGAACGGGACCGCGTACAACAACCTCGCGGCGTACTCCTACGGGGCGCAGGGCTACCTCCAGGCAGTGGCATTCACCGGGACTGACGTGACGGTGACCATCCAGCAGTCAACGACGGGCTCCAGCGGCTGGACGACGCTGATGTCCTTCACGCAGATCACCGGCTCCGTACCGCAGGCGCAGCGGGCCACCGTGAGCAACGTGACCGCGGTTGACCAGTACCTCCGGGCCATCACCACGACGAGCGGCGGCTTCACGTCGTTCCAGTTCGCCGCCGTCGTGACGGTCAACGTGAACGCGGGGGTGACCTCTTAGTGGCGAAGATCAGCCAGTATGCCCCGCTCACCTCACCTGCGCCCGATGACCTGCTGCCGGTCGTAGACGTCGAGGACGACACGATGGCCAGCTCGGGCACCACCAAGAACATCACCATCGCGGACCTGTTCGACTACCCGACGGTCAATCCGGGCGACGGGGTGATGCGGCTGCTCATCCCGATGTACATCTACCCGTCGTACTTCGATGAGGGCGGCGGGGCGTGGCAGCAGGTGCAGTCAGCCTGCCCGGCGGCTTCCATCGTGATCGCCAACGTGGCCAGCGGCCCCGGCGCGAGCATCAACGGCGACTTCACCACGCAGATCCCGCTGGCGCAGGCCGCCGGCCTCACGGTGCTCGGCTACGTCCCCACGAACTACGGCGCCACCTCGGCCGCGACCGTAGAAGGCCAGGTGGACGACTGGTACTCCTGGTACAGCGTGGACGGCATCTTCTTCGATGAGGCCTCCACGTCGCCGGGGACGGATCAGGCTTACTACCAGGGCCTCTACAACTACGTGAAGGCCAAGCCCGCGTCGGGGCGGCTGGTCGTCATCAACCCCGGCTCGCCCACCGACGTGTCCTACATGACCGCGTGCGACATCGTGTGCGACTTCGAGGATGACGCGAACACGTTCCTGACGGAGTTCACCCCGGAAGCGTGGGCGGCGGACTACCCGGCTGACCGGTTCTGCCGGACCATCAACTCCATCGATGACGGCGCCACCCTCGGCGCGATCATCGCCCAGCTGCGGTCGCA